ACCTAGTTGTCAATTTCTTTTCAGGAGCACTATTTGTATATTGAATATACCAAACCAAATCATATGTTACATCTGTTGCATATAGTGTTGGGTTGAGATTTGTGTAATATATTCCAGTCTCTTCTTGCACAATAGGAGTATTGCTTTCTATTAATGTTGCAGATTCATTTCCGTTCAATCCAGCGACATAAGAACTAGCAGCTATTGAAGTTGGGTTAAAAAGATTATATGACTGTGTTGTTCCATTCGGTGTTGCCGTAAGTGAAACATAATAAATTTTCCTATACAATCTTATTTCTCCCATATTATTTTATATAAAAAATCCTTGGAACATTATATTAAAAATACAACACCCCAAGGATAAATATGTTTTTTTTTGCTATTAGGCGTTTAGTAGGCAGATATCAGGCTGAAGCGTGATTGTTACCTCTGCAAGGTCATCAGCTCCGTAATCATAATCACCGAAAGCTGCGTTTGTAATACAACATCCAATCAAAGTCCACTTTTCAACTTCAACACCCGTTGGGTCAAGAGCTTTAAGGACAAGATTTTTCTTGTATCCTACAGCGTAACCCATTCTTCCTGTTGCAGATTCGAAATGAAGTCTTACCCATTCCATAATCTTTTGAGTTGTAGATGGTCCGATAACGTCAATAAACTTCACCTCGATTGTACCCCACTTAGAACGACCAGCTACCCAAGTACTAGTGTTCATGTATGGGATCTCTGTACTTCCGATTTCCAATGAAGGTTTTCCTGAGGTTTGAACTAGAAAAGACTCAATTCCCAACTCAGTTGGAAACTCAAGTACGAATCTATTTTTTCTTTTTGGTTCCTGTTCAATAGGAACTGGTCTAAACATATCAGCCATAGCTATAGTATTTATTTAAGTTTATTTTCCTTTTTAAATAAATACTTAGAAAAAAATTTTTTTTATTTGGTATTTGCGTTAAAATAATTTCTACGCAATTAAAAATGACATATGTATCACAAATGCACATTAATTTGATTTTAAATCAAAAATATTTTATTAAAAACTATTTATTTGTAGGAGTTTCATGGCTTTATTTTTAACAAAATTCTATATAAAATAATTATGGCAGGCATAGGAGAAATAATATACAATCAAGTATTGTCGATAGATGTGGATAATAATCCCATCACAGGAGCAACATTTGACCACGTCCTTTATTTGGATAATACGATATATTCTGGAGGAAACATTAGTTATGGTCTTACTGATGATGTTAGGGGTATGTTTACGTTTTCTTGGTCTGCAGATACATATGGAAATTATCAGTTGTATACGAAAAATAATAACACAAATACAATTTATATATCTGATATTGTTAATGTGACGCCATCAATAGATACGAATATATACATAGGTCTCTAATTAGAAAATAAATATTTATAAGCTATTTATCAAAGAAAGCTTATAGTCAATGACTGCAGAATATATATTACAAGAGCGTATAAAGTGCGCAAAAAGCCCTGTTTATTATTTTAACAATTACGGTTATGTCTTTGACGCTATTGCGAAAAGCGTTAAAAAAATGAAGTGTTTTGAATATCAAGAAAAGTGCGTTGATATTTTCCACAAAAACCAAAACTCAATAATACTTAAATCAAGACAAACAGGTTTATCTGTAATTACGGCAGGTTATGTCGCTTGGAGATTAATGTTTAGATACGATGAAAAGATATTAATTATTGCGAATGATGGAGCAGGAGCTAAAAGATTTTTAGCCACCGTTAAACAATTTGTCGAACACACTCCTTCGTGGCTTCAGCCTGAATCTATAGTGACAAACAATCAAACAAAATTAGAATTCTCTAACAAGTCTTGGGTTGAAGCAAAAGCAAGTAGTCCGAATGCAGGTCGTGGAGAATCTTTAACAATGCTTGTTCTTGATGAGACTGCCTTTATCAAAGATGCTGAAGCAATTTGGATGGCGGCTGGTATGGCTCTTTCTGCTACAAAGGGTAAATGTATAATGATTTCAACCCCAAACGGAACAGGGAATTTATATCACAAAACTTGGGTAGGAACGACCAATAAAAAGAATGATTTTATTCCTTTAACTGTGCATTGGACACAAAACCCTCAATCATCCGTAGGGTTGCAAATAAACACAAATATCAACGGAGAAGAGTTTCCTTGGAGTCCTTGGTATGAAGAGCAGTGTAGAAGAATGAGTTATGATAGTGTTAAGATTGCGCAAGAGCTTGACTTATCATTTGAAGGTTCAAAGTACCTTGTTATTGAACAGCAACTCATAGACAAATACGAAAAGAGGGTAAGGGATCAAAGACCAAATTTTTATATTAAATATGATTTTAATCTTAAGGGAACGCCTGAGTCAGGAAGCTTTATTATGGATGAAACTGTTTTCCAAGCTTGGAAAAGACCTGAAGAGGGAAAAAATTATATTATTGGAGCTGACGTTGCCCGTGGAGACGGAAAAGATTTTTCCACAATTCAAGTTTTGGACGCTGAAACATTAGAGCAAGTTGCAGAATATAGAGATAAGATTGGAGTGGATTTATTTCCATTTTTAATTGATTGGGTTGGGAGGGCTTATAATAATGCATACTTAGTTGTCGAATGTAACTCTTTCGGTTTACACGTTGCTTTAACGCTAAGAGATCAATTACAATATAAGAAAATGTTCTTCTCTAAAAATGTTCAAGACATTCATGTTAGACCTTTTGATTATAAGATTAATGAAGGAACTGAAATTCCAGGATTTCAAACAACAATGAAAACAAGACCTCTTATCGTCGCCTCTATGATACAACACATGAGAGAAAACAATTTAATTCTACATTCTCCACGACTTACTGCTGAATTTTCAACATTTGTTATGATTAACAATAAGCCTCAGCACGAGCCAGGATTTCATGATGACTTGATATTCGCATTAGGATTGGCGCTATATGTAAGAGATAATGAATACAATAATATCATTGCAACAGATGGTCTTTATAAATCAATGCTTGGCGCTATATCGTTTAGTTCAAATAATATGATGGGTAAAATAGAACATAACGGGCAAGGTGGCAGAAAAGATATTGAAGTGCCTGATGGCGGAAGTGGCTTGTTTATGGGCTCATCTTTCACGCAATCAGATGATGATGATTTAGATTGGCTTCTAAAACCTTAAAAAGTTGATTTTGACAACATAATTACTTATATTTAAAAAAATAGATAAAATGGCTGAAGATAAAAAACCACAAAGTATATTTCAAGGAGTTGTGGATGCGATAAATGGAGGGAAAAAGAAAACCCCTACAGCGTCTGCTTCTGCACAATTTGCTCCAAATAAAGCAGATGGTTTAGTCAATAGTGAAAGTCCAATTGAAGAAATGCAACAGCAGTTTTTAGATTGGCAGGTTAATAAAATCGCACACAACCTTTACACGAGATCAATATATTTTGATACAGATAGACTTAGTGCATACCAAGATTTTAGGGCGATGGATATGTCGCCTGAAATTGCAGCTGCGCTTAACATCATCAGAGATGAGTGTCTTACGAGAAGTGAAAAAGGTAACATTCTTGAAATTTATTCAGAAAATTCTAGAGTAAAAGAAATTTTAAAAGATTTATTTGGGAACAGAATCAATGTTGATTACAATCTTAAACTTTGGATTCGTGATTTAGTTAAATACGGAGATTATTTTGTATTTTTAGAAATTGATAAAACAGAAGGTATTTATAACTTTCTTTCTTTACCTGTTGAAGAAATTCACAGAGAAGAAGCTTATGATGGAAACCCTGAAAGTGTAAGATTTCGTTGGGAAACAATGGGTATGTATTTTGAAGATTGGCAAGTTGCTCACTTCAGAATGTTGGAGGATACAAAGAAATTGCCTTATGGGCGTTCTATATTGGATCCTGCCAGAAAGCTTTGGAAACAATTGCAGTTGGCGGAAGATTCCATGTTGGTTTATCGTATCACAAGAGCGCCAGAAAGAAGAGTTTTTTATATTGAGGTTGGTAACTTGGGTGATCAAGATGTACAAGGGTACATGATGAAAATCCAAAACCAAATCAAGAAACAACCTGTGGTCGATTCTAGAAATGGTCAATATAACTTAAAGTATGATCCAATGAATATTACAGAAGATTACTTCATTCCTATTAGGGGTGATAAATCTTCAAAGATTGATACATTACCAGGCGCATCTAATATGGGTGATATTCAAGATATCGAATACCTTCAAAATAAACTTTTTGCATCTCTTCAAGTTCCTAAAGCATATTTGAACTATGCAGAGAACTTACCAGGAGGATCAACTCTTTCTCAAGCAGATTTAAGATTCTCTAGAACAATAAACTCAATCCAAGAAGTTATCTTGTTGGAGCTTAGAAGAATTGCAAATATTCACCTTTTCTTCTCAGGGTTGAAAGATGAAATTGACAATTTTACATTAACGCTTACAAACCCTTCCACTCAGCAAGAGTTGTTGAAATTGGAAACAATGAAAGCGAGAATGGAAGTGTTTAAAGAAATGTATTCTTCTGAATCAAACTCTCCTGTTTCATATACTTGGGCGATGGAAAATATTCTTGGATTCTCCAAGGCTGAAATTAAACTCATACTGAAACAGAAGAAAGTTGAGAAGAAAATATTTGCTGAAATCGATGCGTCGGTTGAGACATACAAGAAAATTGGATTGTTTAAAGAACTTGATGATAGATACGAACTTCCAGGTGCAGCCCCTGCAGGTGCAGCCACTTCAGGAGAAGAATCTGCAGCAGGCGGTGGCGGCGGTGGCGGAGCCGCAGGTGGAATGGGTAATGTGGAACTTGGAAGTCAACTTGGCGGAATGGACGCTGGAGGTGGCGGAGCTGAAGCAGGAGCTGAAGCAGGAGCTGAATTAGGCGGTGCACCTGAAGCAGGTGGTGCTGAAGAACTTCCGTTGGCAGAAAATAGAATAGTAAAGATAAAAAGAGTTTTGGCTGAATCAGACAGAAATGCTGACGATTTATTATTGGATTTGCTTGGTGATACAGAGGATGCTCCAACTTTGGCTGAACGAGAAGAGAATGAAAATAAACTACTTCATCAAAACAAAAAATTGAATTACAAAATTCAAAAGATGATTGAGAATATTCAGACTAGCTTGGACGATACAAAGAAAGAAGAGAGAGATGAGAACGAGAAAAAATTCCAAGAGATTAAAACTAAAAATACTTTGTTTGAAAGAAGTGGAATGGTGATTGACAGAACAAATAGTATGTTTAAGCACTTAGAAGAAATGATGAGTGGAAATAAAGTGTCTGGCTTTGATGTTGAAAAAATGGATATTGTAAATGAAGAATTTATAGAAGAAGTTGAATTGAATGAAGAAGAGGTTATAGAAGATATAAACGAAATTATAAACGAAGATTCAGAAGATAAAACAGAAGAATAATGGAAAAATATCCAGGTTGGCTAAATGTAAATGACACTCACAAAATTAAAAAAGATTTTGCTGAGTTGAAAGCTATTCTTGATGAAATAGAAAGTGATATAAATGCTTTCTTGGGGCATAAAAAGACTAAGTACAAAGGCAAGAGAGCAAGAAAAAAATTAGCCCTATTGAAGAATGAGCTAATACCAAATATTTCTAGAAAAATCTTAAAAACAAAACAAGATTATGAAAGTGACTACTCCTAGTCACTTTTTTTTTGTATATTTGCCAGTATGAGTGAAGTCTGTAATAGTAAAAACTGCAATTGCGGTAAGCAACACATATATAAAGATGACTTAACAGAGGTGGCTAAGGGCAACCTACATAAGGCTATGGATACTTTTGAAGAGCG